AAAGAACTCTGTGAAGCTAAGCGTGGTCTCTACGCAAATATCCACGCTAAACGAAAGAGAGGAGAAGCACCTGCGCGTCCTGGTAGTAAGGACTACCCCGCGAAGGATGCTTTCAAAAAGGCGGCGAGGACTGCCAAAGAAAGTTTTGAACTCACATCAGAAGCAGCCTGGACCCGAAAGGAAGGGCAAAAAAAGTCTGGAGGTCTTAATGAGAAGGGACGTAAATCTTACGAGAGAGAAAATCCTGGAAGCGACCTTAAGGCACCAAGCAAGAAGGTTGGAAATCCCCGTAGGGCATCCTTCTGTGCTCGAATGAAGGGCATGAAGAAAAAACTAACCAGCAAGAAAACTGCCAAAGATCCCGATTCACGTATTAACAAATCCTTACGTGCGTGGAATTGCTGAGATACCTAGATATAATTAGTATTGAGCGTCTTTACCATGATGAAATTCCAGTCAGATGACATCACAAGATTAATCCGTGCTTGTCGTATGTATCAGGATCAAACAGGTTCTGAGTACATGTGGGAGCAGTATGAAAAACTTATCGAAAAATTAGAATACTACGAAGAAGAGCATAACGAAGAATAATGTACAAGGAACCTCACCTGCAAAAAAAGTCAGACGAGTGTGCTGCTTTATGGTGGGAGTGGCATAGACTCTGGGAAAAAAAGCATTAGGTGCGCCCGAGGCGAGAGAAAAATGGTGTAACTGTGTTACAGAATTTGGGGAATTGGTAAGTCAGGAAGTCAAAACAAACCCACACTACAATAGGCTACAGATAGACATTAATAAACAAGAACCTCCTAGATAAAGTAGCTGCTATAAGTTTTATGAAGTTTCTTTTTGGACTTCTTGCTACACTTTTTCTTGCTGCACCTGCTTGGGCTGTAGATGTAATGATGGGTGCTGATGGCAACCTAGTTTTTGAACCAGCAGAGATTACTATTGCTGCTGGCGAATCAGTGCATTTTGTTAATAACATGTTGCCACCACACAACGTTATCGTTGAAGATCATCCAGAGTTAGGTCATGAATCCCTAGCAATGTTACCAGGCGAAGAGTTTGATGTTGCATTTCCTGAGGCAGGTGACTACACTTATTGGTGCGGTCCCCATAAGGGTGCTGGCATGATTGGTACAGTACATGTAGAATAATGAAAAAATTCAACACTGTTGTTTTAAACATCACTGTTGCAATACTTGACTTCCTCTACAAAGGAAGAGACTATCCACGTTTCTGGGTGCTTGAGGAGATTGCTCGGGCACCCTATTTTGCGTTCTTAAGTGTATTGCATTTCAGAGAAAGCATGGGACTCCGTGGTCCTGAGCATCTATATTTGATGAAAGAACACTTCGATCAGTCGATCAATGAAACAGAACATCTGGAGTATATGGAGAGTAGGGGCGGTAATGCTTATTTTATCGATCGCTTTGTCGCCAAGCACCTCGTCCTTATCTATTATTGGGTCAATGTGGTTTATTACTGGGTGGCTCCTCGCTCTGCATACCATATGTCATACGAGGTAGAGATTCACGCAGCAGAAACTTATGCCAAGTTTCTTGCTCTAAATGGACATGATGACAAGATCCTTGAGATCTTAAATGATGAACTTACACACGCTAGAGAACTAGAATTAGCAATGGAGACTATTAAATGAAAGTAGGAATGATCGGACTAGGACGGATGGGAGAAGGCATGTCCCGCCGTCTTATCAAAGCAGGACACGAAGTATGGGGTTACAGAAACAACTATGAAAAAGCTAATGAACAATATGAAAAGGGTTATATCAGTGGATGTACCACTACTTTGGAAAGCCTTGTTCAAATAGTTCATGAAGGAACAGAACTGACTGGCAAAGTGCCAGGTGTTTTTATGATGGTAGTACCAGCAGAAACCGTAGAGGATACACTTAATGAGCTACTACAATTTTGTGTGGAAGGCGATATTATTATTGATCATGGCAATTCCAATTTTAAAGACTCTCGCAGGAGGGCAGAAAGGTTGTCTAAGTTGGGCATCCAATATCTTGACTGTGGCACTAGTGGCGGTGTTTATGGTTTGGAGCGTGGATATTGTCTTATGGTTGGTGGTGCAGATTCTGCAGTATCCGCTTGCAATCCAATCTTTGACGCCCTTGCACCAGGCATTGCTGCTGCCCCTAGAACCGATGACAGAAGCTGGGTCTCACCTGCTGAGCGAGGTTGGTTACGTTGCGGCGGTCCTGGAGCAGGTCACTTTGTGAAGATGGTGCATAACGGAGTTGAGTACGGTATAATGCAGGCATACGCTGAAGGGTTCAACATTCTACATGAAGCAAACGCTGGTGCCAAGTATGTCAAAGCAGGAGATGCCGAAGTCGCCCCAATGGACTGCCCTGCCGATTATCAGTATGACATTGACGTTGCTGAGGTGGCTGAGTGTTGGCGTCGTGGTAGCGTGGTTGGCAGTTGGTTGCTTGATCTTACCGCTACTGTACTACGCAGCGATCGAGAGCTTAGCAAATTCGATGGTGGAGTATCAGACAGTGGTGAGGGTCGTTGGACGGTTCACGCTGCTGTGGATCTTGGCGTACCCGCTCCTGTCATCAGCAGTGCTTTGTGGGCACGTTTTGAGTCGCGCCGTCTTGGTGCTTTCACAGCCAAGGTTTTGAATGGAATGAGAGCTATGTTTGGTGGTCATGACGTTCGCTGATGTCCTGGTTTGGGGAGCAATACCCTTTGTATTATCCACGATCTATTTCGGGATACGAAAAGGTGAAAATAACTACTACGAAACAGACAAATACGATGGCAACGGAACAGCTCACTAAAGGGATTGTAATCTTTGGTGCAACGGGAGACCTTTGCAAGAAGAAATTAATTCCTGCACTTTACAAACTCTGGCAGAAAAATCTTCTGCCAGACAACTTTTTAATTACTGGTTGTGCTAGGAGAGATCCTGGAGCACAAGCGTGGAAGGATTCTTTGGGTGAATATCCAGCAGAGTTTTTACATCAACTAGACTACGTTTCAGCGGATCTCGACAATGTTGATACTCTTTCTCATCTTCCTGATTACCTACACGACAATACGTATTTTCTGTCCGTACCTCCAGAAAGGTACGCTAACGCAATTGTCAATCTTAAAGAGGCGGGTAAGCTCGATGACCCCGATAGGTCCCGCGTGGTTATCGAGAAACCCTTTGGGCACGATTATAAATCTGCTGATCGTTTATCAGCTGTGGTTGCTAGACATCTACGCGAAAAACAAGTATATCGCATTGACCATTATCTTGGCAAAGATACTGTTAATAACATACTTGCTACTCGGTTTAGCAATATTCTGCTGGAACCACTTTGGAACCGTCAGTATGTAGAAGAAGTACAAATCTTTGCCTCTGAGACTATCGGGTGCGAAGGTCGTGCTCAATACTATGAAACTGCTGGTGCTGTCCGTGATATGTTGCAGAACCATATTCTTCAGGTTCTAGCATTAGTTGCTATGGAAGCACCTTGTCGTATGAATGCTAGGGAATTAAGACGTGAGAAGACAAAGGTACTCGCAGCTACTAGAATGTCTGAGAACATTATTCTTGGACAATATCATGGCTACCGTGACGAAGAGGGCGTTGATCCTAACAGTGGTACTCCTACCTATTTTGCTGGGACTCTATTCGTCGATAACTGGCGTTGGGAGGGAGTTCCTTTTAACGTCTTAACTGGAAAGAAACTGCCATACCAATGTGTAGAGGTAGTGATTAAACTCAAAGCACCACCGCTAAAGTTGTATGAAGGAGAAGTCAAAGACCGTATTGTCATGCGCTTACAGCCTAATCCTCATCTTGATATCCGTATGGATATTAAGTCACCTGGGCTCAATGACGACTTGGAAGTGGCAACACTCACCCACGCATATCCACAAGACAGAGCAATAGATGGTTACGAGAAGCTTCTTTACGATGCTATTAATGGCGACCAGTCACACTTCGTCCACGCTGATGAAGTTATGGAGTCTTGGAGGATCGTTGATGACCTTTTGTGCACTGGCGATAGTTGTCCTATTCGCACTGTCCCTTATATCTATACTGGTGGATGGGGACCACACCACAAGGTAGATCGTATCACTGAATGGGATTATCCAGCATGAAAAAAGAAGACGAAGAAAAGAAAAAACGAATAGAAGAGATCAGCAAGCATCTTCATCCTCATGACGATGAACCTGATCCAACTGCTCATATGGGGAACTATAACTTCCCACAAATGCTTTTTGCTTTCTGCCTTGGAGTTGCAACTATGTTTGTTGCAGCTGTTAATGAGATAGACAAATTCAAAGGTTGTCCTTTACCTGCTTACTTCGATGAACCACGTTCAACTGTTCGTTAGATCTGTTATGCAAACCCCTTGGTGCCTTGGCGTCATGGGGTTCTTTCTTGTGTTTGTTCCCATTATCGGTATGCACCTTGTCCATAAATATGGATGGGAACATTGGGAACCTTTTAGTCGTCATGAATCTCATACTCCGCCCCCTGACTGATATTAATGACCCCGTTTGGAGCGTGATCTTCTCGATCATTCTGCTCCTAGCGGGGGTTTTTTATGTCGTGGCATATATACTAGGAATTGATGAAAGAGAATCCCATGGGAGCGATGACACCCCCGAGTCGTAAGTCTTGTTACAACTTTCGCGTGATTTCGATAGATAAAGTGTTGGACGGAGATACTATCGATGTCACAATTGATCTCGGTTTTGACCTTTATAAAAAAGAGAGAGTTAGAGTTGCTGGTGTGGACACGCCAGAGAAGAGAACTAGAGACCTTGAAGAAAAGGAGCTAGGTATCGATGCAACGAATTGGCTCAAAGAGAAGTTGGATGGTGCCATTAGTGGGGATGACGATCTTGTTATCCGTACTGAGCTTGTTGGTGGTGTCGGCAAGTATGGTCGCCTTCTCGGTTGGTTGTACATAGGAGATGCAGAACTATCCCTTAACGAACAAATGATCACCGAAGGATATGCATGGGCATATGATGGTGGTACTAAACAAAAAGACTTTGAGGAGTTAAGGGAGATTAGGAGATCATATGGAACCCTCACCTGATCCTAGAAGAGATGAGTTTGATTTTGAATGGTGCCTGAGTATTGAAGATGTTCGGGCACTTTATAACATCATATGTTACAGTATCGAAACATGGCCTGGTTCTACTAGGCGTCCTCCTGAGGAACAAGAATACCTAAAACACGTCAAGAACCAACTGTTCGCAATGCTTGCGGACTATTCCTTTACAGAACTTGATACAGACAGATAAAATCTTAATATTTATTTACACTATTTTTTCCTAGATACAGTATAATCATATTGTAGCTGAGTGTAACACATATGCTAGGTTTTTACGCCGTAGTCGCAATTGTTCTCCTTTGTATAGCATACGCTGGACCAGAAGAGACGATGCGATTATTTGCGTATCTAGATCTTCAGTTGCGCTATGCATTGGTTAGGTTTAGGATGATGTTGCTGCGTAGGAAACTTAAGCAACAACTTATCAAGGACCTACCCGAATTCAACAAACTCATAAAGGAGCATACCAAAGATGACCGATGATAGGGAACTGTCCGACCTCAAGCTAGAGAGGAAGGAATGTCCTAAGTGCGGGGCGGTTTGGATTAACGGACAGCACTACTGGTCGGGAACTGGTAATAAAGGTAACGAGCTAGACTTGGCAGGTTTGGTTTGTAATAACCTTGGAGACAACCAATGTATCAATCCTGTCAGAGGTCAAGACGGTGGAGATAACTGGGAAAAGAGAATGAATGATTTGGAAAGATTTGGTGAAGAAAAAGAAGGTAAATGGTGGGACAAATAAATACTAGTGGTGAACTAGTGTTTTGTTGTGTCAAGTAACGATATATATTTGGGGAACCCGAACCTAAAGAAAGCGGGAACTCCAATTCAATTTACGCAAGAGCAGATTAACGAGTGGATCAAGTGTAAGAATGATCCGATCTACTTTGCGATGAACTATATTCAAATCATTTCTCTTGACGAAGGTTTGGTGCCTTTCAAGATGTATGATTTTCAAAAAGATATCTTGAGGGACTTCCATGAAAATAGGTTCAACATTGCAAAACTTCCTAGACAGACTGGCAAGTCGACCACCGTTGTTGCCTATCTTCTTTATTACGCTATCTTCTACGATAGTGTTAATATTGGTATTCTTGCTAACAAGGCTTCTACCGCCAGGGAACTATTGGGTAGGTTACAACTAGCTTATGAG